CCTGGGCGGACCTGACCGAGGCGAACCTGACCTGGGCGAACCTGTCCGGGGCGGACCTGACCAAGGCGAACCTGACCAAGGCGGACCTGACCAAGGCGGACCTGACCAAGGCGGACCTGACCAAGGCGGACCTGACCGGGGCGAACCTGACGCGCATAACGCTCTGCGGCGCCACTATCGACGGCGCGTGCGTCCGAACAAATGATATCGGCGGCCCCGGTAACATTCTGTACGCGCTCACCGATGCTGAGGCCGAGATGATCCGCAAGGGGCGCGGCAATGTGTGAGCGCCACAGCTACAAATGGGAAGAGGCCGAGTTCCACCCCGCGCATCATGGGCGGATCGGCCAAGGGGAAAACGGCGCATGGGCGCTGCGCTGCGCCATCTGCGGCGAAATCGTCCTGGCCGAAACCAAGTCGGCGGGGGGCACACCCTGGCGCCACACGTTCACGCAAAATATGCAGTGGGCGGCGCGGGTTGAACGGGAGATGCAGAAGCGGAGGGCGGGATAATGCGCATGACGACGCTACAGGAAGACATGGACATTCGGAACTTTGCCGCTGAGGCGGCCTGCCACTTCAAAGACCACCCCGAACACCGCACCTTCGGCGATGAGTTCCCCGAACCCGGCAGTCTCCTGGCCCTGCGATGGGGCGGCGGGGATGACTGCGTTCTGGTAGTCAAGCTCGACCCCGATTTTGAAGCGGTCAACTTCCAGCAGGCGATCCGATGACGCGCCCCCTCCAGCCCGGCGACCGGGTGAAGTACTCGGCCGAGTTCCTGCGGTCGGCTGGCCTGTTTACCGGCGCGGCGGCCTATCGGCGCGGCACGGTGCGGGAGATCCTGACCGGCTACGTCACGGTGGCCTGGGACGATCACCTGGCGAACGAGGAACCGGCCCCGGTCAACGCCGGGGCGCTGCACCTGATCGGCACGCCCGAACCGGCCTGACCGGCCAATAGGCCCCGGCTATGGGTCAACCGACCGGCCCATAGCCTCGGCCTATCGAGGTGGTAAATTTTTTACCAGCCAACAAAAGTGTCGACAGAAATCCATCAAATGTGTTGACAAAAGCGCCGCACTATCGCACTGTCCGGTCACGGCGAGGAAAGCCGGGAACCTGGAGGTCGATGAGATGGCATTGAAGCCCTACGTCGTGGAAGTCTTCGAGCCCAACTATATCCGCACGGTCATCAGCTATCGCGGGAGGTTGGGCGCGGGGAGTTACCACTTCAACCAGATGTGTGACAACGAGGACGACGTGAAGATCCTGCTCCAGGTCATCGGGCGGGCGATTGCACAGCACACCGGCCAGCCCGTGGAGTGGAAGGCCGGGCACGGGGGGCGCCTGCGGTCGCGCCCGACCGTGAGGAAGACATGGGGACCGCCTACCGTAGGGAAGGGCGAATGAATGAGTTGACAGTCCAGTTGGAAGCCGACTGCGGCGAACTCCTGGCGCAGGTGGCGAGCTTCACGCTGCACCCCGGCGAGTTGGAGATCACCACCATCGACGAGGCCGAACTTGCGGCCGACACGCGCAAGCGGCTGAAGACGATGGCCGCGCAGATCGAAGAGGCACGGAAGGCCAAGAAGGCCCCGTACCTGGCCGCCTCCCGCGAGGTTGACCAGTACTTCGCCCCGGCCGCGCAGCGGTTGGAGACGATGGCCGGGCAGATCGGTCAGCCCCTTCTGCGCTGGCAGGCCGCCGAACGCGCCCGCGTGGCCGAGGAGGAGCGACAGGCCCGGCTGGAGGCTGAGCGCATCCGGCAGGAGGCCCTGAAGCTCATGGCGGCCCCCGTTCAGGATGAGGCGACGGCCGACACGGCCGACATGCTCCTGGCGCAGGCCGAGGTGGCGCAGTACGTCCCGCCGCCTGCCAAGATCGACAACTTCGGGTCGCGGTCGAACTGGAAGATGCGCGTCGTCGACCCGGACCTGTTCTACCGCACGGCTCCGGCCGAGTACAAGATGCCAAACGAATCCGCCCTCAATGCCGAGGCGCGGCGCACCAAGGGGAAAGCGGTCATCCCCGGCTGCGAGTGCTATGACGACCGCATCGCTACCAGCTGAGGGCGAAGATGAGCGAAGATATGCAGAAGCCTGATGATTACGACGAAGGCCCGCCTCCAGGCTACAGGAAGCTGTACAGCGGATATGTGCCTGTGGTGGCGAATCCTCCCCGCTACGACATCAGCAAGGCAGGCCCCGAGTTCTTCGCCGCGCTTTCCAAGGCGCAGTCCGAGGGCCTGGCCGCCTCGAAGGACAGCTTCAACCCGTTCTTCCGCAGCAAGTATGCCGATCTCGGAAGCGTGTGGGATGCCATCCGTGAGCCGATCATCGCCAAAAACGGGTTCAGCGTCCTTCAGTTCCCGTCGACGGTGCTGGACGGCAAGGGCGGGTCGGTCGTGACGCTGGACATGGTACTGGCGCACACGAGCGGCCAGTACGTCACGGGGTCGATCAGCGCCGTGCCCTTCCGCGAGGTCAAGGAGAAGGGGCGCGTGCCGACTGACGACGCGCCGGGCATCGGTGCCTGCAACACCTACCTGCGGCGCATTCTGCTCGGGACGATCATCGGCGCGACGGCCGAGGATGACGACGACGGCAACGCTGCGGCAGGTCGCCCGCAGGTCCAGCAGCAGCAGTACCAGCCCACCCAGGAGCCGCGCCGCGCCGCCACCCCGGCACCCGCACGCTCGGCCCCGCCTCCAACGCAGGCACCGATGGCACCCGATCCGAACGACCACCTGCGCAAGCTCTGGGCGGTCGCTGGCAAGCTGAACATCAAGGGCAAGGTCAAGCGTGACGGCGGCGAGGTGTCGTCGATCAACGTGAACGAGGCGCTGTGGCCCATCGTCGAGAAGATCGGCTGCGGCTACTACGGCGAGAAGGATGGCGTCGGCCGCTACATCGTCGTGCGCGAACTCGAACCCGACCAGATCGAGAAGCTGGCGAACTCGCTGTCCGCGTACCTCCAGGAGTTGGACGCGGGCGCGGCGCTGGAACCCAAGGCGTAAGACCGTGAGAACAAAGGATAGGTTCCTCACTCCGCTTGAGATAGTGATGGAGCGTGTGTTTGTCGCACCGTCTGGTTGTTGGGAATGGATTGCGTCCACTGCAAGTGGCGGCTATGGCCAACTGAGGTACAAGGGCAGCAACAAGATGATGGCTCACAAGGTCGCTTACGAGAGCGTTTACGGGCTTACTCCAGAGGGCCTTGAGTTAGATCACCTGTGCAGGAACAGGAGGTGTTGCAATCCAACCCACTTGGAGGCCGTGACCCATATCGAAAACTCTCGGCGTGGCGATGTCGGGAAACACTTGGCGTCACGAACGCACTGCCCTCACGGACATGAGTACACTGAGGCGAACACATATCGACACCCACGCGGAGAAAGGCAATGTAGGGCCTGCCGATCTGCCGCTGAAAAGAGACGCAAGCCAAGGCCCTACAAACCAAGAAGGGCGAAAGCATGCCAATCCTAGAGAGATGGGGGTTTTCGTATCCCCCCGGCGTCTCCGGCTTCGAGCCCGAGATCGCGGGCTATCCCGACCCCGACCTGATCGAGAAGCGCGAAGTTTCCTGCCCCATGTGCGAGTACGAGGGCGAGGTCGATGTCAGCGTTTGGCTTCGCACCGAACGCGACGAGGATGGCGCGTACCAGGTGGACGACGGCACGTTCTACACCTGTCCGAAGTGCGGAGCGGAGGTGGCGGGTGGATAGCTACGCCGGGCTTTTCGAGCCCACCGTTACGACCACCTCAGACTACGGCGTCGCTGGAGGGTGGTTCCAGATCATCACGCCCGTTCGGACGCCAATCCCTACAGGCCCAGGAGTCGGTCGCGGCTGGCACGACGCCGATCCGCTACCCCCGCCCATGATCATGCCCGACCTCTGTCCTTCGCTCAAGGGTAGCGGACTGACGTTGGGCGACGTGTCGCAGGCCATCTACGAGGTTCACGCCATCCTGAAGGCGGCCGGTCCCGACTACGATGGCGAAGACGTGCGCCGGGCGATGATCCTGAACAGGCTGGAGGCCCGCCTGCACGAGGCGCGGCCCGAGGCGCCGGTGTCATGAGGCTCAAGACGCTGGCATCCGGCCTGATTGCCGCGTCGGCGTGCTGGATGTGCCTGGCGATCACGCTGGCGATATGCGGGCAGACCTTCAGCTTCGTCCTGTTCCTTGGCGCAGCCTGCCTTGTTGTCGGCCTGATCGCAGCTTTTCTAGACGAGTACCGATGATGTTACCGGCCGGGGAATCCTTGGCGGGAGTCAGCGAGTGGGAAAACGTGAGCCCAATCGCACCCGGCCGGTCCTTGTTGCCGGGTGGGTCGTGGCGGAAAGTCAGCGCGGGAACGCAGACCGAAGTCGCACCCACCCGGTTGTTCTTCTGAACGTGGAGGTGTGAAGTGGCTGGAACGAAGCGAGCCCCGAAGGACGTGGTGATTGAACTGGTGGCGCAGGTGTTCGAGCGCACGAGCAAGATCGAGCGGTACTGGAGGCACCTGACGCCGGAGCATCGGGCGAAGGTGCTGGCCGCCTACCGCAACGAGATCACGCGCCTTGAGGACACGGACAACCGCAGCAACAAGTTCACGCTGGACTAGGTTCTTTGGTCTGCGGCGGCGGGTCCGAGGCGGGCTACGCGGAGTTGTGTCTCAGCGCAAGCCGGGGCCACACACACGCCGCCGCAGATCTTTTCATTCGCCCGGCCGATGAGCGGCGCGGGCATGGGCAACAGGTTGAGGAGAGACGATGAAAGAGACATCCGAAACGATCCAGGCCGCCCTCCACGACCTGAAGCGGCAGACCGCAGCGGTGGAAGCCCGCGTGGCGGCGTTCGAGAAGGAGCAGAGGGAGGAAGAGGAACCGCCCGCGCTGGATAGCCTTGCGCTCGTCTGCCTTGAAGCAAAGCACGACATGGCCGCCCGCCGCCTCCGCTACGTCGAGCGCGAACTGGCGCGGCTGCGGGAGGGGTTGAAGGTGCAGCCGGATGACAGGACCAACGCCACCATTGAGTGGTACGCAACGTCCAGTACTACTGCGGTAGGCGATGATATCCAGGGCATGGCCCGCGAGATCCAGCGCCACCGAAAGCTGGTGGCGAAGTGAGCGCCCCCGAGATGAAGCCGCGCATCGGCGGCGACGGTGTTCCTCGTTGCAGCGAGAATGAGTGTCCAGCCTACGATGGAAAGCGTTGCCAACTGCTTGGCTGCCGACCGTCCGTAATCTGCGAGCCCGCTGTTATTGACATGGCAGACCGACTCCGCGCCCCCAGCGCGGCCGAGATGCGGGAGGCGGCGGCGAAGGTAGCAGAGGAGGGGCGATTCCTGCACGACGACTCGCCCGAGGCCCGATGGGGCAAGGCGTGTGCCGCCGCCATCCGCGCCCTGCCCCTCCCCGCGCCGGAGGTGCCGGAATGAAAACAAAGCGTGTGGCGCGACTCACGGAGGCTTCTGCCGAAGTGGAGCGCGATTCATTCACGAGCACAGTGACGATTACCCTCTCCGATTGGAAGGGGGCCACTGAGCGGATCGTTCTGGTTGAAATGGATTGGACTGATGCGGCGGGGCTTGCCCGCGACATTCGCGCACAGATCAAAGAGAAAGCCCAGCGGCTGCTCGCATCCCTGGAGGAAGCATGACCCGCGCCGCCGAAGTAGCCGCCGCGCTGGAGCGGTGGACAGCCGTGACGAATCCTGTGGACGGCCCCGGAGACATCAGCCAGAAGGATACGCTTCAGGCCGGTGACGCCCTTGCCGCTCTCCTCCGCGAGTCGCAGCCCGAGCCCGCGACGGTTATCGAAGAGAGCCCGACGCTGACCGAACCGGACTGGCGCGAAGCCGCGCAGCCCGAGCCCGCCGCCGTGGGGGGCGACGATGGGGCGCTGTTGGCGAACGCGGTGCGGATAAGGTCTGAAGCCGATGAAGTTATTGCGGAGTGGCACGCACTTACGAGTCAAACGATCCCTCACTGGACAGGAATCATGCGGCATGGCGATAAGCTGGTTGCTGCGCTCCGGCTGGCGGAAGATGCCTACCTGAACGAACGTGAGGCCCACGAGATAGAGATGAAGGCACACAGCGCCGCCCTGGCCGACGTGGCGCGGCTGACGGAGGAACTAGACAGCGCACGGTCCCGCATCGGGCCGCTAGATGCACAAGTCGAGATGGCCCGCGCCAATACTGCGCGAATGACGGATGAGCGAGACAGTGCATGGGCCGAAACGCGCAAATTTTGTGCCCTATTCGATAAGGCGAACGCCGCGCTCGCCGCTGCGGAGAAGATGCTGCGCTTCGCCGCTGGCCGGATAAGCACCGAGCCGGAGTGGGCATCGAAGCACCCGGAGGAAGTGCTGGCGTGGCTCCGCGAAGAGTGCGAGCGCGATAGCGCCCGCGCCGGGAGGAACGATGGATAAGCCGAGCCTGAAGGCGCTGCGGGAGTCTCGCAAAGCCGCTGGCGATGTCGTGGTGTCCGCACAGGGGCCGCTTCGCCCCGACGACCCGGCCATCACACTGAAGGCGTTGATGGTGTTTCGCGCTTCGGAAACCATCGCGCTGGCCGAGTTCGTTTCCCCACTGGAGCGCGACTACCTGGTGGCCTTGCGTAACGCAGCCCCCGCCCTGCTCGCCATAGCCGAGGCGGCGCGGGATGTCGAGAGGCTACTGAACGAGCATGGGGCGGCCATCGTCCCGCACTTGCTGGACACCGACGAGAACGCCGGGCAGCGGCTCCGCGCCGCCCTTGCGCTGGTGGAGGAGTAGATGCCGGATAAGCCGAGCGAGTTGAAGCCGTGCTGGTGGGATCGTTTCGCTGCAAAAGTGGACACGAGTTCCAGTCAATGCCACGTTTGGATTGGCAGCAAGACTGCAAAGGGGTACGGGCAGTTCTACCTTGACGGCCGGATGCAGATGGCTCACCGCGTTGCGTTCACGTTGGGCCACCACCCAATACCTGACGGGATGCAAGTAGATCACCTGTGCAAGAACAAGTCGTGCGTGAACCCTAAACACCTTGAGGCTGTTACGCCACAAGAGAACACCCTGCGCGGTGATGGGCCGTCTGCCCGAGCCGCACAGGCAACACACTGTCCGCAGGGCCACCCCTATTCAGACGAGAATACGTTTCACACCCATACCGGCGGACGCAGATGCAAGATCTGCCAGAGCGCACGATGCAAGGCTCTGTACGCCAAGAAGAAGCACGATGCCCTGCGCGCCGCGCTGGTCGAGGTGGCGAAGCGGGCGCTGGAAGATGGTCGCATGAATCGTGTGCCCGGCTCGCAGGAAGAGGCCGAGCGCATCGTCACCGAGTACCTGGCCGAGCAGGCCGGAAAGGATGCCGAATGAAACTATTGATCCTGTGGCTCCTGAACTACTGGAGCATGTGGCAAATGATCCACGGCGAACAGAACTGGCCGTTCGAGAGGAACCCGTGAAACGCACTGCCTTCAAGAAGCCGGGCGACTACGGCATCACCTACCGCAGCGCCAAGAAAGCCGAGGCTCGCAAGGCGATCGCCTCCCGCCAACTGGCGGGGTATACTGAAGATGGCACACCGATCTACCGGGTTCCCCCAGGCGCGGGGAGCCTGCTCGAAGTGAGGTTACAGGACAAGGAGGCCACCGATGACTACGAATAGCTGGCAGGCATACCACCCCGTCGCCATCAAGAACGACGACCACTGGTTCGCCCTGTGTACCATCGAGCAGCCCAACGGGACCATCTCGACCGAGATGCAGTTCGGCATCTCCGAACTCGCCGCGCAGACCGCCCTCCAGATCCTCGTGCGGTTCAAGTACGACTGCACCATCAACCAGCACCGCATCCCGCAGGTATAAGCCGTGGCGAAGCTCCAGCGAGCGATCACCTGCTACAACTCGGCGGCCCTGTCCAGCGGGATCAGGGCACAGTTGGTGGCGATGGCACCAAAGTATCTCGACGGGTGCATCGACGCGGATGGCACCTACTTCATCGACAACCTGCCCGCCAGCTTCCCGCTGCGCTACTTCAACCTGACCGACCTGCCGAACAACGGGGCGCAGATGACATGGGGGCTGGCCCGCGCCGCCACGAACGGCATCGCGGACCCCGAGAGCATCATGCTCCACTTCCTTGCCGACACGGTGGTCAACATCCTGGGGGTCGACTACCTGGTCAAGGGGTTCGGCGTCGGGACGGCGGCTACCAAGGCGGCCTCCCGCGTGCCGGTCTACTACGCCCCGGTGTCGGGCACGTTCCCCCGTGTGCTGACGAACTTCTCCTCCTCGGCCATCCGCACCGTATGGCAACAGTACGTCATTGAGCAGGTATTGACCGTCCCCTACTCGGCCGGGCACTACCCCCTCGGGGTGTGGCTCGACAACGCCACCGACACGACCTTCAACGTAGACGCCGTGAGCATGAGTCAGGCCGGGCGCGGCGGGCGCGACGTGTGGAACGTCAGCGTGATCGCAGGTGGCGGATCGTGGGCGGCGACCGGGGCCTACGACTACCGGGTCGTCCCGTCTACCGCTCTCGGGGACGGAATCTCGTCCACCGACTACGCGGCGACCATCGCCTCGGCCACGCAGCACGTCCAACTCGACTGGTCGGGCAGCGGGACGGGCACCTACAAGATATACCGGAAGCCGCACGCCTCGTCGTGGACCTCGGGCGACTGGCGCATCGCCACAGTGACGGGTGTCACGACCTACATCGACAACGGGCAGGCCCCCATCGCAGGCAGCGGTGGCCCGAGCCGGGCCGGTGAACTCATCGAGGCCCCGAACGGCACGCGCTTCCTGTCACCGGAGTATGACGACTGGAAGTGGAACAGCGGGCACGGGCTCTGGATGAAGGAACTGAAGGATCTCATCGCCACCGCCCCGGCCTGGCTCTCCGGTCGGGCCTGCAAGGTCGTGGCGAACGTGGCGAACCACCCGGCTACTGGAAGCGGTTGGACCGCCCGCTACTCCAACTTCAACTCGACCGGCGCATCCGTCTGCCACGGCGTCTTCCGCGAGTTCTCCGGCGCCCCCATCCGAGAGACGGGCATCGACGAGCCGAATAATATGTACACCACCTGGGCTGCGGCCGGTTCGGCCAGCCTCGACGTGTGGGACACCGGCTACAACAACAACATCTCCTACCCTTCCGGCACGACGGTCGTCGGCGGGTCGACGTTCACCGCCTTCGAGGTGATGTCGGGCATCATCGGGACGGCGTGGCTCGTGAAGGGCTCGACGACGATGATCCAGGGGTACGCCAACACCTGGGCACCCGACGATGCGGCGTGGCAGTTCAACGCCGACGCCATCTGGAATATCGACCTCGGGACGCCGGTCGGCGCCCCGTCCGTTCTGGCCTCCGGCACGGTGGGCGGCCGGAACTACAAGGTGTGGGGGCGTGAGTATACGCAGGGCTACGTCACCGTGCGCTTCCGCAACGACTCGGCCGAGCCGTGCGGGACGACGATGGATGTCAGCGTGACGCTGCCTGCCGGGACGTGGAACCAGGTCACGGCGCTGGACGGGACGACCTCGGGGTCGGCCACGACCACGTTCACGCACGGGAACGCTCGTGCGTTCATCTTCAAGAAGTCCGGGGCGCCGCCTGTCGACTCGACCGCCCCTTCTGCGATTTCCACCCTCGCCACCGGAGCGGCAACGTCATCGTCCGTCGCGCTTACATGGACGGCGGTCGGTGACGATGCCGGGACGGGTACGGCGACGAGCTATGACGTGCGCTACTCGACCTCGACGATCACCGCAGGCAACTTCAACTCGGCCACCGTCTTCCCGCAGACGATCTCGCCGCAGGCTTCTGGTGGTTCCGAGTCCCTTACCGTGACGGGTCTACTCCCGTCCACCACCTACTACTTCGCCGTCAAGGCGGGAGACGAGGTGCCGAATTGGGGCGCGATCTCGAACGTGGTGAGCAAGGCGACGACGGCAGCAGCGGATGTGACGCCTCCGGCCGCGATCTCTACCCTGACGGCAACGAACGTGGCGGGGAGCGCAAGTTCTGGCGGGTCGCCTCAAGTGCTGCTGTCATGGACCGCACCGTCCGATGCTTCGGGTTGTGTCGAGTACGACATCCGAATCGGCACCGCCACTATTACCTCGGGCAACTTTGGTACTCCGGGGTACGGGTCGGTCGCTGATCCCAACAACCACATCCTGAATGTCCCCGTCCCAGGGACGGCAGGGCAGGTCCAGTCGTTCCTGATCCCCGGTCGCTACAAAACGGACAGCGGGAACATTATTTTCCCGTCCATCCCCGACTTGACCACGCTCTACTTCGCCATCAAGACGAAGGATGCGGCGGGCAACTGGTCGGCCATCTCCAACGTGGCGTCGGTCACGACGGGAGCCCTCGGTGATTTTGTCGCACCGAACGCCATCGCGGACCTCGCCGTGGTGTCATCGACGGACACGACCGTCACGCTGCGCTTCACGAACCCCGGAGACGACACGGGTAACTGTGCCTCATACGAGGGGCGCTACGCCGTCAACACGTTGACGGCCGGGTCGTATGCAGCCTCTCCGACCATCGCTGGACTGCCCACCCCTGGACCGGCGCAGTCCACGGAAACGGCGGTCGTGCGCGGCCTGAACCCGGCCACTATCTACTCGTTCGCCATCAAGGCGGTCGATGCGGCGGGTAATGCGTCGGCCATCTCGAACGTCGTGTCCGGTGCGACGAAGGCGTCGGCCCCCGATCCGGTGGTGGCGACGGCTGTCACGGTCAGGACGCCGGTTGTCTACATCCCACTGACCGCACGAGATGGGACGAAGCCGCTACTCAAGGACTTCCCGCAGTACTGCAACCTCTACTGGAACGACAATTGGGGAGCCAACGACGACACGACGCCGGGGCGCGACCAGATCCTTCGGGCGCTGGCGAACCACAAGGTCGTCATCCTGAACGAGTCCACCACGAACCCGGCCACATCGCTCGGGCACGAGCTTGGAGTACCGGATGCCGCGTCTCGCCTGCGGGCCATGAACTCGGAGATCATCGTCGGCATCGCTGGTAACGCTTGGTCGACGAACGCGGCCGATTCGGTCTACTGGCCGTTCCGCTCGCAGCTTCGCACGCTGGCGATTGCGAATGACTGGTGGTTGCGCTTCGACAACAACGCACAGGTCTACTCGGACGGCGCAGCGGCGCAGTACCCGATGATCGACATTACCCATCCGGGGTGCCGCAACTGGTTCGCGGACAACGTGCGCCGGTACTTTATGAACCTCGGCTACGATCAGTACTCGTTCTGGTTCGCGGACGAGATGCAGGCGTCACTGACTGCCGTACCGTCGCAGGGCGGGAAGGGGCCGTCGAACATCTACCTGTACAACGGGTCCACCACGTCGCGCTCGGCACCGGCCGATGCGACGGCGCGTGACGCGGCATGGGTGGCGGCCAACACCGCCCTCATGGCGCGGATGCCCGACGTGCTGGTGATGCCGAACGGGACGACCTCGCCCACGCCGACGACCATCGGGCGCATGTGTCAGGGGATCTACCCGGCCACGAAGCCCGACAACGAACTGGACAACATCTACGCCCACTTCGCCAACACGCGCCGGGCGAACCGGCTCATGTACTACCACACCGAATGGGGTAGCGCGATGGCGCAGTGGTTGAACCAGGTCAACCTGACCGACGATCAACTGGTGGCGATGGGGCTGATCTCCGCGACCGGGGCCTATCTGGCGCAGGGGTCGTGGGCGACGTACCGGACGGCGTGCCAGAACATCGCGTGCTTCGCCTCGGTCTTCGACGGGGTGGCGCATCTGGAGAACGCTCTGATCGGCAACTTCCTGCACCCGTGGCAGTACTTCGGGTACGCACCGGGGGCGTTCGGCATCCCGGTCGAGTACGTCGACGGGAGCGGGCGCGAGTTCCCGCAGATCATCCCCGAGAAGATCAACCAGGGCAACACGAACAAGTCGGGAATCTACTGGCGTGAGTTCACGAAGGCGACTGTGGCGTTCAACTGGCAGTGGAACGGTGGAACGCCGACCGCCCTGACGTGGAGCAAGACGGGCAACTCGATTGCGGCCAATGCGGGCGCGGTGGTGTTCAAGTGATCGCCAAGGAAACGTGGGACAGGATCGACGCCATAACGAACAAGGTGGTGGCGCGTACCGAATCGTCCGAGATGATTCCAGAGATCGACCGCCAGATCGTCGCGTGGTACGCACTCATGCTTGCGATGGAGTGCCTTCGTTCCAAGTGGCAACAGCGCGAGGATGCGCTCGTGTGGGGGGAGTGATGATAAGAGTCTGGGTGCCTGGAACCCCGATTCCGCAGGGCAGCAAGAGCGTGTCGAAGTCGGGGCACGCCTACGAGTCGAACAAGAAGACTCGACCGTGGCGTGCAATCGTGGCCGACTGTGCCGCAGAGGCTCGTGCCTCCGGTGAGGCCGAGATGCTGGAAGGCCCGGTCGCCGTCTCCATCGCGTTCTACTTTCAGAAGCCCAAGAGCGCGAAGAAGTCCGCCGTCTACAACGAAAAGAAGCCCGACATAGACAAGCTATGCCGGGCCATCTTCGACTCAATCACTGGCATCTTGATACCAGACGACTCCAGGGTGGTCTGCCTGACCTGTGTGAAGTACTACGCTGGCGGGCTACTGTTTCCTGGTACGAGGATCGAGATAAGCCGCGCCGAGAATCCGTAGCCTACTGGCAGATCCGGTCGTTCGGCCCGTGATGCGGGTTGAAGTGCTTCTTCGTCACCACGGCATCCATGCTGATCGGGATGCACGGGTTCCCCTCGTCGTCCTTGAGCAGAGGGATGATGGATGACGTGTCCATGTCGGTCTTCGTCGCCGCCTTGACGACCGCGATGATGTCCTGCGGGGTCATGGCGACCAACTGCTGAACGGGCGCCGCCGCCTCTTCCTTCACGGGGGGAGCCGGTGGCGCCTCTTCCTTTGCGGGGATGGCGACCGGCCCGGCCGAGGCCACGGGCTCGACGGTGATCGGGGCGGGCTCGGCCTCCACGGGAGGCGGCTGGATCACGATGTTCCTGCTCGGGGTGTTCGGCTGCTGCGCCACGGACTAGCCCTTCTTTCCACGGAAAAGGATCACGACGAAGCCGCCGATCATGTAGGCCATGTCGACGACCGGGCCGATCTTCGATTCGATGTCGGCCGGGAGAAGATGGAAACCGAAGGTCGACTCGGCCAGCCGCTCGGCGGCGATGATCGCCATGATGAGGCCGGTGATCTTGGTCTTGGACGGACGATCCACGCCAGACGGCGCGACGACATTCAGTGGGCTCACTTGTCTACCTCCTCTTTGACGACCATGAGCAGGAAGCTCACGATCTTCTTGAACCAGGACTTCTTGAAGATGCTCATGGCCTCTTCCCCGCTTTCGCATCGGTCACGGACAGGCCGATGGGCTGGATGTGGAGCGGGTCGTAGCCGATACGTTCGACGGCCGACCAGTCTCCGCTCTTGCACGCTGCCACGATGGCAGCCTTCTCAGCCTCGGTCAAGCGGATTCCCTTCCGATTCGACCAGAGGATGCCGGTCATAAGACCGAACGCGCCGACGATCTCGTTGACCCTGTGAACGAACAGGGGGCGGGCCACCGAGGGCGAGTCGTCGTCGATCAGGTCCACGGCCAGCGCCTCTTTCTCTCCATGTATTCCGGTGGCATTGTGAAGCCCCCAGAGCAGGTCGGAATGGCCTGAATGGTAGGCTTGCGCCTGGGCCACCGGGTCACGCCACGCGCCGCCCTCGTTGATGCGCGGGCGGAACGCCTGCTGCTCCAGCGTGAAGATGAGCCGCGAGACGAGCGCCGCGAATGGGGGCCAGCACGTCCTGAGTTGATCCCGGTTGCGGGCACGACGTTCCTGCTCGTTCATCGCCCACCGATCCTCCCCTGATCTTGGTAGGGATTGATCTCGGGGAGCGGGGCCAGCCCGATCTTCCGGCGCTCCTCGTTCAGGGCCATCCTCATGCGGACAGCCTCGGACTTGGCCCACGCCTCGTGGTCGGAGAGCCGTTCCTGTGTGCTCTGCGCGGCCTGCGATGCGGCGGCCACGGAGCCCTTCAGTTCGACGACGAGTTCTTCAAGACGCTGCGCCCTGGACTCCAGGCGTGCCTGCCCGTTGGTGATCCAGATGGCAGCGCCGATGATGGTGACGATCATGCCTATGGATACCCCCGTGTTCGGCGTGAGGGTGATGGAGCTATTCCCGTTCCCCACTTCGACATCCTCGTGTGTTCCATGCTCTACCATTCACGCCTCCATGATCCACGACCCCTTGCCAGCGGCGGCGCTGGTTCGGGATGACGGAGTAGTCGTGGGTTACGGTCGCTGTGCCCGTTGCCTGCGGTACTCTTCGAGCTTCTTCTTCATCTGTTCAGTGAACCGCTTGCGCTCCTCGGGCGATACGGGGGGTACGCCTTCGCCACGCTTGCGGTTGCGGGACAGGATCTCCTTCACGGCCGGGGAATCGAAGTTGACTCGCCCGTCCTTGAAAGGGGCCATGTCCTGCGCTTCCTTCTTCAACTTCCGCCCTTCAATCTGGTAGTTCCTCTCGAAGTCCACGTCGTAGCTGCGGAGCCCGGCCAGGTTCTTGAGAATCGTCTCGGCGTTCTGGGCGGCCGTGGTGTCAGCCTCGGTGTCCTTCATGGTCGAGTTCATGAACGAGATGGCACGCATGTTCTGGAGCGCGTGCGTCGTCCGTTCCGGCAACATGATGAGCCCCTTGCCGGGGGTGTTCTTGAACCAGTCGACGAGCGGAACCTTGTTGAGTGCCGCCGAGGTGGGGGCGACAAGCCCTTCGGGCAGGTGCAGCGGGCGAGTACGGCCCTCCACGTCGAACAGGGGGCGACCCGTCTCCAGGTCACGCTTGAACGCCTGCTCGCCCGTTTCCTTGAGGATGGGGTTCAGAGCCCCGACGCCGTAGACGGCCGGGCCGAGGAGTCCGTGCTGGCCGATGTCCTGCCCCAAAGCCATCACGTCGCTGACGGGCGACATCTTCCCGGCGACCGCCGTCACCTTGGGCTTGTCCTTCCGGTTCTTGTAGAGGATCGGGAGCATCGGCTTCAGCCAGTCGGGCAGGTTGGCGAACTGCTCCGGCGTCAGATCCTTGCCGTTCACCAGCCCCGAGACGGCGTGCTGAATGTCGCGGGAGACGGACATCGTGGCGGGTTTGGAGAGGATCTGCTCGACCTGAAGCGGGATGTTCTTCCGCATCCAGGCGTAGAAGGGGAAGACGCCACGCAGGAAGTCCCGCTCGAAGCGCGAGAGTTCCGAGTAGTCGAAGAGGAACTTCTTGACCATCATCGACGCGGCGTAGGGCGAGTAGCCCTGCTTCAGGTAGTGGGCGAACCCGGCGATACGGGCGTTCTCCTCGACGAAGCGACCCATGTCGCGGCCATAGGTGATGTATGCGGCAGGGCTCAAAGGGCTCGACTGGAGAAAGCCCTTGACGCGCCCGACGCGCCCGCCCTTGCGCGGGTCGAGAAGCTCCTGCACGTCCGACCCGAAGTAGCCGTGCCCCGCCACGCCCGTCTTCTGGGCGAGGCGCATGACCTCGGCGTGGGTCAGGACGGAGCCGTCGTCACGCAGGAGGGCGCCGGGGATGCCAAGCTGAATCTTCCGCGCCTGCCAGTAGATCGCCGGATCGTCGATCCCCGCGTAGACCTGGAGCTGGTACATATTCGTCAGCCAGTTCCGCAGGTGGAACTCGGGGAAGATGGTGGTGACGGACTGCTTCCAGATGTTCGTCGCGCCGTGGTAGAAGCGAGCGAACAGGTTGCGTGGACCCGAGTCATCGAGGAAAGTGCGGACACCACCGTTGATGTGGTTCGCCAGTTCCTCGGGGATGAGGAAGTAGTTGGCGCCGAACTTGTCGAGTTCCTTGAAGTTCGGGATGGTCGACGGGTCCAGGTTGACCAGCGTCCTCCAGTCGCCCGCCATGTCGGATGCCCGCAGCCCCTTCGCCACCGACAGCACGTTCACGAAGTCGGGCGCGTCGGCCAGCCGGGCGAGTTCGCCCTTGGTGATGAACAGCTTGAGCGGCGGGGCCAGCGCATCCCGATCCTTCATGGTGCGGCGGATCTTCTTCAGGATGGCGGCGGCGGTGCCTTGCAGACGCCCATCGGTGTTGTTCGCCGGGTTGGCGAGGTCGGCATCCTCGGTCACGCCGAGCGCCTTCTTGAGCAGGTTCTTCACCCCATCGGGGAGGTCGACCGTCTCGGGCGCTTCCTTGGACGCCTTGGACATGGGGACGGTCCCGTTCCTGACGATGGCGGCGAGGCGGTCGGCCACGCCTTCGGCCGCCTGCACGTCGGACGGGCCGCCGCCCGTGCGCCAGACGCCGAGGTCGATGAGCGACTTGTTCAGCGCCTCAACCTTCTTGATCGCCTCCTCCGGGTAGCCCATCTTCCGCATCCAGTAGTGCGAGTTCACGATGTTCGCGGCGGCGCGGGCGTTCGGGATCTCGGTGATGCCTTCAGCCTTCAAGGCATCGAGGATCTCCTTGCCCGACAGACCCATCGAGGAGAGCATCCCGTTGAGCATGTCGTTGTGGACCTGGAACTGGATGGACGAGGCCACGCGGTTCATCAGCGTCGTCACCACGTCGTCGACGAGGAGCGGCTTGCCGTTCACCAGCTTGTAGGACCGCTGGATGTCGTCGAACGTGTCCTTGAACTTGCGGGCGTTGGCGAAGCCGGGCGTGCGAAGACCGCCCTTCGGCGGGCCGCCGAGGACGTAGGCCAGCGGCTTCGAGTAGGCGGCCACGTTGTCGGAGACGTGGGGGAAGTACTCGGGCATGGCGTGGACGATGGCCTGCCTGCCGTCTTCCGTCCAGATCAGCCCGTCCACGAGGTCGCGGATCGCCCGCCGCTTGGCCCACCCCTCCTTCGAGAGCTTGACCAGATTGTCGGCAACCTCTTTGGCGAGGTCGTCCCCGATCTCGGGGGACTCACCCAGGGTCTTGCTGACCCACGCCTGGTACTCGGGCATGGACATGCCACCGGGGCCGGGCGGCCCGCCGTCGATGGGGGGCAGGCCCCCGTGCATGTCCTGTCCGCCCGTGAGCAGGAGCCCGACCGTCGAGCCGCCAGCCTCCCGGTTGGCGATGAAGTCGCGGGTGGTGGGCGGATTGTTGGCGCCGAAACTGGTCTTCTCGATGGCCGAGGTGGTGGGCCGGTTGGACGGCACGGGCAGGCCCGACCCCTTCAGGGGGACGCGGGGCTTGCCGATGGCCGGGCGGTTCGGCTGGACCGTCTTCTTTTCGACGACAAAAGCCTTGGACATGAACTCCTGAGCCGTGACCCCCGACTTGGAAATCTTCGTGTCGATGATGTTCTCCTTCGGAACATCAGAGGTGACTACCGCATCGCTTAACGAGATGGCATCGCCGGGGGATTTCGTCCCAAGCGTAAGCTGCTCGGGGGAGGCCTGGATGCTTCCCTTCTTGACCTTGAGGGCCAGGATTCGCCTGCCGTAGCCGTCTACGTTGAGCGGATCACTCCCGACGTACAGGTGCGGGCTCAGACCTTTGCCCGGCCCGAACGATGCCATCTTGCCCAGAGCGTAGTTCTCCTGAGCCAGCGTTGACGGCTTCTCCCCGGCCTTGATCCCTTCCTTCAGGAACTTGTCTGCTGTCGCGTCGTCCATCGCCGTGAAGACCCAGACATCGGCGTCTTCGGGAAGGGCATCGAAAGCCTTGGCTCTCGACTCGTTCGTGTAGCCGGGATGCCACCAGTGGGGGTTCTGCTTCGGTGTTGCAGAGTTGGCTCTGAGCATCGCCTCGCTTGACGCCTTTGGCGACCCCATCTTGAGCCCCTGCGCCGCCGCCTCCTCCCTGGTAAAAAATTTACCAGTGGCGTCGACCCATCCCGTTTCGACCCCCTCGCCCCCCTCGATGCGGGCCTGGATGTCGGGCGGGTGGAGTGTGAAGTCGTGCCAGGTCTTGCCGGGGGCGGTGATGATCTCCTCGGCGGCGTCCTTGGCGGCGGGAAAATCCCCAAGATCCCTGACGATCACGGCGGGGAACTTGTCTACCCCCAGAAGGTCCAGCGCATCGAAGCGGTGGCCGCCCTCCAGAATGTAGGGGCCGTCCTTGTCGATGGCGACGATGAGCGGGGTGATCTCCCCGGACTTTCGGATCTCATCGGCCAGCGCAAGGGCGCGATCCCGGCCGTCGACGGTCGTCGCCTTGGACGGGTCGTACTTCGGCGCGGTGAACTCGGAGCGGCTGATCTCCCTGATCCCGCCAAGCTCCTCGTAGTCGTCGAGCGAGGCGCCGATGGAACTCGTGTTGTCCACCTTCGGGCGGACCTTGAGCCCGCCGACAGTCTCACCGGCCTTCGGATATCTGGCCCGCAGTTCGTCCACCGCAGCGGCCGGGTCGACGGCCGGAGTCTTCAGCCGCCACGCCGGGGCGGCGAGGGACGGGGGCTCGGGCGCGGCCGGTTCGGCTTCCCGCGCCACCGACCGCAGCCCCTTGGCCGCCGCCTTCTCGGACTTGGCCGCACGGGACTTGAAGACCGAGCGGTCGTAGGCCGCCGCCCGCTTCTCCAGCATGGCCTTGTAGTCTTCAGGATCGTCCCCGTAGCGGGCCTTCAGGAACTCCCCGACCTTCTGCTCCTTGAACGCCTCGAACTCGTCCCTCGTGAGCCGGGAACGCTCGTCCCGTACCTCCTTGAGGGAGCCCGCAGGCCGCTTCATGGCGGGGTGGGCTTCGAGCCGGGCGATCTCCTCGGCCGTGTCCGTCTCGTGCGCCTTGTCGAGCCCGGCCTGCACCTTCTGGACCATGCCGTCGATTTCCCCCTCGGCGGCCAGACGGTCCTGAAGCCGCTGGATCTCGGCGGCCCGCTGCTGCATCTGGGCCTGGAGGGCGGCGGCCCGCTGGTTCGCCCGCTCCAGCCGGGCCAGCGTCTCGTTCGTGACCCCCTGCGTGGGGGGCGCGGCTTCCAGGGAGCCCGCCAGGGCCCTCTGTTCGGCGGCGACCGACTGGAGATCCGCGTCGAGCCCTTCGGCCGCCGCCTGCGCGATCCTGAGCCGGTCCTGCGTGGGCTGGAGCATGGGGCGACGGGGCATTTGCGGGGGGACGGGAGCCTCCGGCGCCGGGCCAATGTGGATCATGGACTTACCGAAAATCTTGCGGTAAGTCTGATCCCACAGGTCGGCGGACTTCTCCAGTTCGTCGGCCTGCTCCTTCAGCCGGGCGGCGTCCCTGGCGTCCCCTGAGTAGGCGGCCTGCCGCTCCGCGTTGCGGAGGGAGGCCACGTCCATCCGGTGCTGGTTCAGCCGCTTTTCAAGGGTCGAGATGCCCTGCACCATCTCCCGCTTCGAGGTGTCATCCCAGGCGCCCGCGATGGCCTCGCCCGCCTGCCGCTGGATCTGGGCCGGATCGTTCGTCCCGAAGTGCCGCAGTTCCCACTCATCCGGCAGGGCACGGTCGGCCACGACCACGCGGGGCGCCTCCTCCAGCGAGGACCGCACCCGCGCCCACTCCTCCTGCGCCATCGGGGAGGACATCGCCGTCTCGGCCGCCCGGTAGGTGTCGGGCATCGCCTTGTCCACCTTCAGGTGTCGCATCAGCTTCAGGATGGCGTTCTTGTCGCCCCCCTGCGTCTGGAGGTCGAAGAGGGCATCAACCGCCTCGCGGGACAGGTCGCCCTTCTGGTTCATCGCCATGCGGAGCCAGCGCACCGTGCCGTCGTAGATGCGCGGGTCGCCCATCTTCCCCTCGATGATCTGCTGCGGGTACTTGTGGAACGCCTCGTCGAGCCCCTGCATCAGGGACGACGAAGCCTTCCGCAGTTTCCCGTAGGCACCGGGGATCGCCCCGACGCCCGGCTTCAGCAACTCTGGGTTGAACTCCCGCAGGTAGCGGTTGCCCTTCGTCATCAGCCGGGCCGCGCCCTCGGCCAGCGGCTTCGGTAAAACCTGCGCCTCGGCCACCGGGTTGTGGATGTCGGGGAACGGAATCGTGACGGGACGGATCTTCGTCTCGGGGTGCAGCGTGACCATCTTGAAGGCGTCGTCCTTGTAGGCGTCGACGAGCTTCTTCATCACGTCCTTCGGCAGCACATCGCCGGGCTTGTACTTGCCCATGATGCCGGGGTGATCTTCCATCACCTTCGCCCACGTCGCATCGTCCATCGCCCACTTCATCTTGCCGACGTTGATGCGCTTCATGCCGGGAAGCTGGACGCCGGGGAAGAGGTACTGCCCCCGCTCGACCTTCTCGGCCAGCGTGACGCCCATGTTCAACTTGTCTTCCTGCCCCGACTTCAGGAGTTTCACGATGGTCCGCGCCTCGCGGTTCCCGTTCTTCGCCATCGCCTCCCAATTCGGCATGGCCGTGCCCGCCATCTGCTCCTCGGTGCGGGCCTGCGTGAACATCTCGGCCGCCTTGCCGATCTTCGAGAGCCCGGCCCCCTTCAGGATGTTGTAAGGGTTCGCCGCCAGGTCGAGCGCGAACCCGGCCGGGTAGGCGATCCACGGGTTCTTGACGCCCATCTCCTGCAAGGCTTCTGCGTTGAACGTGCGCGTGTCCTTGCCGGGGCCAACACCGAACAGCACCTCGGGACCGGACAGGACGCCCTTGTGGATCAGGTCGCGGAAGTTGCCCTCACCCTTCAGGAGTCTCGCCAACTGGAGGGCCGTGCCCGCTTCCGAGTACGTCCCGGCCGCCATCGCGTCCATCGCCTTCTGGGCGAAGAAGCGGGACTTCTCCAGCTTGGGGTCGAAGTGTTCGATGACCGACTTGAAGGCGTCGACGGCATCCAGCATGTGCGGCGTGGCGATGCGGGCCAGCTTGTGGAACGGATGCTCGTTTTGAGGCGTGGACTCGATGGACTGGTAGATCGGGTTGGCTTCCCGCTTCTGGCGGTGGAAGGCCATGTTCTTGCTGATGAACTCCCCGGTCGGTGCCACATTGACCGACTTACCGAGCAGGCGGGCGTTCTGGTCGGCATGAGGAGTCTCGGCATCACCACTAAATGGAGGGATGCCGTTGGTGTACTCGTCCTCCCCGGTGTAGGCGGGGATGCCGTCCGTGTAGGTGTCGGTCATTGACTCACGGGCCTGTTCTTCTTCTGCCACCCGATAGCGGCCATCGTGAACGCCTTGTTATAGGCGTTGGAGCCCGGCGTGTAGCCCTTGGCGACAAGTTCCTTGTGGATACCTGACTGGACATCTGGAGGGATCGGGCCGGGTTCATGCCCAGAGGTGGCTCCCATCGCCGCGCCGAGCGTAGGCGTCATGTACCCCTGACCACCGCCCTGCATGGACGAACCGAGAGTCGGAGCGGGCGACACGGGGAACGAGACCCCCGGCCCCTTCTGGTACGGAGCGGCGGGCGTCTCGATGGCATCGTCGGTCGCACCGGGAACGTCGGGTCCGTCCTCTTCACCGGGCGCGACAGGCATCGGCGGCGCCGTTCCGGGGTCGTAATCGAGGACTCCCGTGGCCCTCTGGAACAACTCGGGCACCTGAGACTCCAGAGAATCCTTCTGCTCGCGCAGGCTGTTGATCTCGTCGATGGCCTTGGCCTGCTCCTCGGGGGAGAGGAAGTCGAGCCCATTCTGAAGATCCGACATGCGAGACGCGATGCTCCGCGCCATCGTGCCGACCTCGCGCCCCTGGGAGGCAAGGATGTCGGCACGCTGCCGTTCGGTCAGGCCCCTCTGGTTCAACAACGCGGCCTTGAGCGTGGTGTACGAAGACAGAGATCCGAGGTACTTCCTGATCTCCCTGTCCGCAGCACTGCTTTTCAGCTTCGCATCGAGGGCGTTCTTCCGTTCTTCTGGCGTGGTCTGGTGAAGCACGGAATCACGGTAGGCGTCGTTCTTGACGCGCTCGTTGTCCAGTCGCAGCTTGTTGTACTGATCCTCGATGGCCTGCCGACTGCGCTGGTAGGCCACCTGGTCTTCGTACCGGCGATCCGCTTCGCGCTTCTCGCGGTTGGCGTTGAGCCCCTTGAACAGGCCGCTTCCCGCAGCGAGAAGCCCCTCACCCAGAGTGATGTTAGCCACTACGGGCCTCCCCTGTAGGTGTCGGGGTAGTCGACACCCCCGCTATTGGACCCACCGCCGCCACCGCCTGACGAGCCGCCGCTACCGCCGCCGCCGAAGTACTGCGCCGCACCGGAGATCAGCGAGTCGATGATGCCGAGCAGGTCGCTGTGTCCCTGGCTCGCCAGTTGCGTCTTGAGCAACTGAAGCTGGTACTGGAAGTTCTTGTCCGCCATGCCCGACTGGAACTGTTGGTTCTGCGCGTTCTCGATCCGACGCTCGCGGGCGGCGAACTGGTTGTTCTGGATGTTGCCGAGCGCATCCGCCAGTGACGAGCCGTAAGCCTGCGAGATCTGGCCCGCACCACGGGCCACCTCGGACGACTGGCCGAATCCGCGAGCGTTCAACGCATCGTAGAGGTTCGACGTGGTGGACCTCTGACGCGCCGCGAGGATGCGCGATACGTTACCCATCTGGCGGTTGTAGTACTCATCCTCGCCGGGGAGCGACTGGCCCGCCGCACGCACGGGGTCGCGGTTCTTCCACCAGTCGAAGATGTTGTCCACGCCCTGCTGTGCGTTCCCGACCTGCTGCGCGGGGCCTTGAGACGAATTCCCGCCGTACTGACCCGGCGTGCGCGCCCCGATGCGCCGGTTGTACTCCGTCAGGAGGCCGCTGTACCAGTCCGGGTTCTTGTAGCCCGTGTCGCCTTCGCGCATCCCCTGGTTGCGCTGGTACTCCTTGTAGTACTTACCAAGGCTGGCGTCATCTTGCTTCGACCAGTCAATCCCCTGGTAGGGGTTAAATGCCATTCCCATTCGTCACCCCACGATCAAGATGTTGCACTTGCGGCCCGCCGCGCTACACGACAGGTACACGTTCAGGTCGTCAGGCTCGGCACACTGCTGAATATCCGTCGTCAGCGTCGTAGCCGTGGCAATTACCGGGATCTGGCAACAAAACTTTGGCACAACGCCGAGCCGGTGCGGTATCGCCGTCTTGTAGTCCGCCTTGCTGAACGTGAAGCCCTTGATGACGACCGCCTTCAGCCTGTCCAGAGTGATACCGGCGTTCGGAGCCACGTCGGCGTTGACGATCCCCGACCCCACCGTGGCGAGCAGGTTGTTGACCGCCGTCTCCATCTGCAAAGCGTTGCCAGGGGCCACGCGCCTGACTATCGTCCGACCAGACATTAGTAGTCCCCATCCGGCACGAGATTCCCGATCCCGTCCCAATCTATCGCAACGCTGTCGATCTTGAAAGCCGCCCCGTGCTTGGCGCTGGCATCCGTGATCGTCAGCTTGATAGACCGCCCCCTCGCCGCGTCAGGCAGGGAGATTGCAATTGGCCTGCGGTAGGCGCTGGTGTACGGGCTGCCCGTGGCCCCCGTCCCGGTGTACCGCTCGGCGGGCAGGGAGTAGGTCGTCGTCCCCGTGTTGCTCCCGTCGTCGACGCTCCAGGCCAGCGTGATCGCCGTCCCGAGTTCGTCGTAGTCGATGACCACGGCGCGGAATTGCTTGTCCTCATCGGGCTCGCCCATGTCCAGCCAGCGCGAGGTCCACGAAGCGAATATCTGAACATCCGACCCGCCGTTCGTCGCCACGTCGTAGAACGAGTTGTCGATGATGTGCAGGCGGCTACCTGTCGCGTTGCCGTACCCGCCCGCGTAGAAACGAGCGTTGTCCACCTGCTCGTCGCACGCGATGAAGATGTTGGGGTAGCACCCTGCCACCTGCCATCCATGCCACGTCCCCGGCTGCGCGTAGCTCTCGTCGTAGACAAACACGTTCCACTGGTTCGTGAAGTCCTTGGGGTGAGCAAGGAAGTAGCGACCCTGGTAGTACCCGCCACAACAGTCCGTCCGTTTCGTCCGCGACACGCCGATCATATCGGGCCGGATGTCGTCCGTGATGCGCTTGAAGTTGTAGCCGTCCGTCAGGTACACGCCGTCGTTCCCACGGTAGTAGATGCCGTCCTTCCCCGTGGCAATCGACTTGCCTGACACACACCCGAACCCTCGTCCCGTCTCGATGATCTGGAGGTTGCCAAGGTTCGTCCCGTTCGGCGGCGTGTCTCCCGTGATGAGGAAGACGGTCGAGTTCTTGAAGACGACCAGGTTCTCCCTCCAAACGGCGAGGCCGGTGATCTGATCCTGCGGGCGCGGGTCCACGTCCACGAACCCAAGGATGCGGTCGGGCATGTACGCCTCCGACCAGTACACGCGGTTCTGGTAGGGTGTGTGCGTCGACGCCGCCCGGTCATAGATGTTCGCGTACCACATTCGATTGTGAATCCACTCCAGAAACGAGGCGGCCATGAGCTTCGCCCCGCTGTCCGGGTTGCTCACAAACAGGGGGTCGCCCTGGTATTCGTCCCCTAGTTCCGTGTCGTTGTACACGTCGACGTAGGTCGTCGTGTTGTGCCCGGCCGTCAGGGAGGCGACAGGGATCTCGGTCACAAGGAACCACCTGCGCGTCACGTTGGGCTGGCCGGGGTTGTTCAGGGTTCGGTAGATGCGGAGGGCCGTGGCGTCTGTGTACTGGACCGACCCGGCAGTCGGGCCAAGGTCACTCTTTCCGGCGAGAAGGGCAAGCGTGATCTGGCCCGTGGACGCCGCCGCCGTTGAGCCAAGCGCGTTCGTCAGCGGCGTAATGGCACTCTCGCCAAGGCCACCGTAGAGGACCGTGGTGGCGTACTCATACTCGTGCAGCGTCCCGCCGACGAGCGTCGTCTCCATCCGACCACCGGCCGCCGCATACGTCACCGTCACGCCACTCGGGGCGTCCATCGGTAGCCCGGCGTACTGGAGAGTCGTGCCGTTGTAGCGGTACGTACCGCTCACCGAGTCGTCACCAGGCACGGAGAAGTAGATCCACTCGTTGATCTGGCGGAAGTAGATCGGGAACGCGCTCGGGTTGATGCCGGATGACCCGGACAGGTCGACGCTGAACGACATCGAGGTCGGGCTGGTGATCGTGATTTTGCTGATCCCGCTCGTCGCTGCACCGTGCCGCTTGTAGCAGACGAGCAGGTACGGCGTCCCGCTGGCGGGGCGATAGACAGCCGCCCCGTGGAACGTGGCGTCGCTCGACCACGCAGCGGGCTTCGACCCGGAGGAGATCACGTCCTGCCATCCGCCACGACGCTCCATGAGCCCCTGGAATGAGCAGGACGTGTTGTACTCCAGGCCGTCGTAGGAGGCGGTTGGGCTGCCACCCTTGCGACCGCTGTTCGTCTGGCGCCCCCCCGAGATGGCGGGGATGCGATACCGTCGACTCAACGGCGACTCCACTGCGGGTACGCCCGCTTGCGGATCTGGTAGTAGGTGTCACCCTCGGCGGGCTGGTTCCACGCGATGGCTTCCTTGATGCCGTTCTCGTAGCGAGCTGTGTACTGGCCCGCCACGTTCGGCTTGAAGCGCATGAGACACTTGGCGATGATCCCATCGGCAAGGTACTGGTGGAACCCGTCAGGGATGTTCGGTACGTCGGTCACAACGAACGTGTCACCGTCAGCCGGGGCGGCGGGAAACTCGGGGTAGACCGTCAGTTGCGTCTGTCCTGCGCTCGACCCCTTGCTCCGGCTGGCGGTGACACGAGCCTTGAAACCATCGTTCGCTCCAGACGTGAAGCGAACCTCACACCCGTTCCAGAAATTGCGGGGCCGGTCAGGGAGACTCGTAGCCGAGAAGACTCCCGGTAACGGGTCCGCGTAACCACCCCCCGCGCTATTCTCAACCGTAGCCAGCGTCGGCTTCACCGAGTACTCATTCCCCGCCCGCACATACTCGATGATGAGCGAGTCCGGGTAGACCTGAAACCGGACACCGGCCTGGATCGTGTTGCTGAACGCCGACGACACGGTGATGTCGTTCAGCGTGTTCGACGAAATCGTCCCCGTCTCACCCTCGCACGCGCCATCCATGATCCTGACCGTGAGCCCGGCGTACATGTTGACCGTGGAGGCCACGCTCGTCTTGTTGATGACGGTGGTCGACCCAGAACTGGAAGTACGGCCGTCGAACCCACCCAGAGGGGGCGCCGGGTAGAGGCCGATGTTCTTCCGGTCCTGGGTCAAGTAGTAGAGGTACGGGATGCCCGACTGGATCGTCATAATCCCGATCTGCACCGACTCCGGCTCGCGCCACGGGAGGTTGCGAACCGCCGTGAAGCCGGGATAGTTGAACGCCACCTTGTTGACGTGCAGGCAGTCTTCAGGGAGCGCGTGCAGCGTGGCCCCTGCCACCAGCACGTCGGAGGCCGTGCCACGCACCGTCTCGGTACGGCGGGCGAAGTCCCGGCACACGTCGGCGGCGTAGGCCGCCATCACGCTCGGCGGGAACTCGTGCATCCCGAGGTCGCGGATCTGTGTCGACGCGGAGGAGATCACGTCCGCGAACGACATGAAACTCGGGGCGCCGTAAGGCATCAGGCCCCCTCAACCAGCGAGCGGCGCGTCCCCGTGGGGATCTGCCCCTGCACGTTGGCCTGGATGTTGTTCAGCCACTTGGAGCGGATCGCCTCCATCTCCGTCTCGAACGTGTCCATGAACTGCCCCGGATCAATCTGGGCTCGCGGAGCGGCCAACGCCGCCGCGTAGTAGCAGATGAGCGGATGGAACTGCTCGGGGACGATGGACACCTTGGCAATCTCATAGGTGTCCCCGCTGCCCGGCTCCAGCGGGAAGTCGGGCGTGACCTGGATCAGGCCGTAGCTCGGGCCGCTGGTCGCCACGAAGCTAGCCACGCGACTTGCCAGACCAGACAAGATGCCCGTCTTCCATCGCACCTGGGCGCCGAGCCATGCGTTGTCGATGCCCGTCTTTGTGGCCGATCCGGCAAAGTAGGCGGTCGGATCGTAGAACGAGTTTCCTGTCCCCGTCGCATTACCACCCCTTGAGCCATCCCAGATGTCCGTGGACTGGAACTCAGCCGGGCGCTGGTAGTAGCGAACCGTCACCACATCGTTCGTCAGCGGCGACGGATAAAGCCGGATGCGCGACTTCCCCGGCTTGTAGGTCACGGTGGCGCTGATCTGTCCGCCCAACTCCACGAAGAAGTGCTGCGCCCCTCGCATGGGCCTGTGGTGCGTGGAGTAGGTCAGGGCGGCGATGTCGTGCGCCGGGAACTTCTGGTAGTGGACCAGCGGGCCGGATGCGCCGCCGAGGTTTACCGTGGCGCCGATGAGTTCGCGCATGTCGGTCGGGAGGTCGTACTCCTGCGTCCCGGTGGCAATACCGGAGATGGTCGCCGTCTTCTGGTAACGCTCGCGCTCGATGTTGACGAGAAGGCCAGCCACAACGCTCTGTCCCATGTTGATGTAATTGATGACGGCGGCCGGGTTCACCTTATCGCCCTGCGGGTCGCCAACCAACTGCATCACCATCGACCGCATTTCCTTCAGGTTCATCATCGCGCCACCGCCTGCTTGTAGGGGTTCGTGTTACCCCAATTCATGCCCGGCATCGACGGGCTCACGTTCTGCTCCCACTTGTAGCGCATCATCTCAAGCTCCCTCATGTACTGGCGCTTGTAGATGCCGCTCTGGTTCCCTAGCTTGCGGCTGGCAAGGTCGGCTGCGTACAAGACGACGAGGTGGTGGTACTGCTGCGGGAGAGGGCACACCTGGTCGAGTTCGTAGGTGGTGTTGACCAAAATCGAGTTCGGGAACGGGTCGGAAGTGAACCCGCCCGTCGCGGGGGTGAACGACAAGATATTCCCGCGCATGTGGATGTTGTTCAGGCTGGTGAAGCGCACCTGGGAGTTGAGCCCCCAGAAGTCGAGCCCGCTCCCGTAGAACGGTGCGTTGATGTCGATCCACGCCGATACACTACCAGCCGCAGTCGTCACGCTCCCGTTGTAGATCCCGCGCTCGTGCAGTTCGGTGGTCTTCTTGTAGTACCAGACCTCGATGGATGTGACACCAAGGCCGTTTGCCGTGGCAGGCGTCGGGTAGATCGTCACCTGTGCCTGCCCCACGTTGTCGTTTCCCGCCTCGGACCAGAAGTGGTACTGACCGTAGACGGGGCGGAAGTCCGAGTTGTAGTTGATCGCCTGGAGTTCACCGAGGGCGATCTGGTTGCACACGACGCCGTTGAAGATGACGACCGCGATCTCGCGCACGTCGTTCGCCACGGTGTAGGTGGCCGTACCGTCGACCGCCGTGATGTAGCGGCGGACGAGCCACTTGTCCTTCTCCACGTCGTAGATCTGCCCCTCAAAGAAGTTCTGGCCCCAATTGAGGTACTGGACCTTCTCTCCCCACCCGAGGCGACCGTTGCCCGTGTCCCCGATCATGCCGTCGAGGGCGGCCCGCATTTCTCGGAGCGTCACCTTTGCCCCTCCATCTCGTTCAGGACACGCCCGCGAATCGGGGTGCCAACGGCATACCGCGCATTGATGGACGACACCGACCGCTCGAAATGGGCCAGCGCCGACTCGGCGCGTTCAGGAAACTTCTTCAGGAATCCCCGGTAGGTGGCGTAGGCGATCCACGCGGGCATACACTCGGCAGGTAGCGATGAAATCTCACCCACGTCCACGCTGTTGCCGCTGCCGCTCGTGGCGCCGAGCGATGCCACCGTGAATGTCCCGGTGCCCGTAGCGAACGCCGACACCACCTGCTCGACGGACGCGGCGGCGCCGGTCCTCATCCGCAGGTTGCACCCGACGAACCAGGAGTTGGCGTAACCGCCAGCCCCGGATGCGACGACCGATGTGGAGCTACCAGCCCCCGTCGTCAGGCCGCCGAAGAACTTGGCCCTCTGCGTCGGTCGGGGCAGGTAGCGCACGACACAGGCGGACACGCCGGGCATCGAGTAGACGCGCACCGTCTGGTAGTCGACGGTGGCGTAGGCCACTTCCTGGTCCACCGAGCCCGCCCACTTGCCCTTCCTCGCGTTCCAGAACTCCTGGGGCGAGAGGAGGATGCAGCGCATGGACAGGCTCGACTTCGTGACGTACACCCCGAGAACACGCGACCAGTTGACCGTGGCGTCCGTACCCGACGTGAGCCCTTCGGCACCTGTAAGGGAGATGCTGCTGGAGTCCACGGCCATGTTGGCGAGTGCCCGGTCGTCCAGTGCATCGTAGGCGGCCTGCTCGCCCATCGTGATCCACCGCACGCAGTCGTCGTCCGTGACGAACGCCGACGAGGCGACGGTGCGATAGGGCTCGGCCAAAGCCGACCGGACTTCAGTGATCTCGGTTTGGAGGTTCATCTAGCCGCCAGCATAGATCCAGTGCCCCACCATGAAAAGCTGGTGAGTCCCGGCTCCAGGGTTTGACGTAGTGAACGTGATGACAGGCGAAGCGGCCGTCCCGTCGGTCTTGAAGATAGGCAGCCCGTATGGAGGAACGGGGTTGAGAACGAAACCGGATTGGCGAAGGATCATGTACATAGTAGCCGCCCCGTCTACGCTAATCTGAATGTCCTCCGTAATCCCTCCGCTCCCCTGCGTCGAAGCGACCCAAATCGAGTCGATGATGAACGCGAAGGCGTCGGAAGGAATATCCGTGCCCCATGTCACCGTGAACGAAAGCGCACCGCTACCAGACGACGACTTCTTTCTGACTACCCTCTTGATCCTCTCGACTTCTTCGTGAAGCATGGTTACTGCCCAATCACGATCACATCGAAGGCGCTGGTGATAGTTCCAGCGAATTGCGCGGTCGTTCCGGGGACGTAGAGATAGATCTTCGGAGTGGCCCCTGCCACGCCACGGACGAAGATCGCCTGGTTGGCTGGCGGGAGGCCCGACTCCATCGGCTGGAAGATGATGTAGTCGACCTGCTTGAACCCAAACACCGCCGGGTCCACATTATCACCACCAGACGTGTACGTCCCAGACCCGGTGATGCGGCAGATGACGGCCTTCCGGTCGCCCCAAACCGTCTGGACTACGTTTGAAGCTGCGTAAGCTCCCATGTATCAGTACCCCATCGCCTCAAGGCGAGTAGTGATGGTGGAGAGATTCGTGCCCGTCGTCGCTTCGATCAACGGGCCGGTCTGGATCGTCTGGTCCGTGGTCGGGCTCATCGTGCCCTCGATCTTCGGGTTCGGGTTGCCACCCGTCCTGACCTGGATGTTCTGCGCCGTGACCGGCGACGACTGCTGGTAGACCGTGAGTGCGGCCGATTGCATCACCTTGACGTAGCCCGTCGTGTAGTCGTACTCAAACGAATAGCCGCCCTTGGGCTGGATGTGGAGCGAGTCCACGCGAGCCAACCCAAGGGCGTCCGCTGAGATCGCCTCCGACGAACCACCGTTGACGTAACTGCCCGAGAAGGTCACGTCAGCGATGACGCTGTACGCGCTACCCACGGAGTTCCGCTTCCTGTTTGAGATCGTGGAGGCCATGTTCTGCTACCCCGTGCAGGCCACGAGCGTACCGGAAACCGAACCAACACTGGTGATGCCGGTGAGATAGGTCGGGTCCATCACCGCAAACGGGAAGTGGTGAACCGTGCTCGTCGTGACCCACTGAACCGCCTGCCCCGCCGCGTCGGAAGCCACAAGGCCCGCCGACTGGTTGGCACCAGCGGTAGCCGAGTTGCCCTTGTAGTTGATGCGCGAGCAGTGCCCGCCCGTCTGCATCCACCCGAAGTAGCTGACGCCACCGTTGTACTGACCGTTGGCTGCCGTCGCCGCCGTGATCGTCCCGTAGCTGACGCCGTGGACCGGCTGACCGCCAGTAAGGCCAGCGGGCAACTTCTTGACACGGTAGGGGTGGTAGGCGATGACCGTGGCCGAAGCCAGGGGCGTGCCGAACGCACGCTCCAGGTAGAACGTGACCGAACCCGAAACCGTCGCCGTGTTGCCGACGATGCGGCGCGTCTGGCCGATACCCGTACCAGCCGTGCAGGACAGGTAGCCGCCGCGATACTGATTCGCCAGCACCGACGCCATCGTAGCCGTCACGATGGTCGAGTCGGTCAACGACGTAGCCGCCGACGTGCCCGACGCCGAGTTGGTGTACGGGATGATGAGGTCGCCTTCAGCCAGCGCCGTCGTGTCCGCCAGTTCGACGTACTTGAACGTCTTGCCGTCGTAGGTCGTGAACACCGTGCCCAACTGGAGGGGCGGCGTGGTGCCGCTCGACCCGTCAGACGCGACGTTCTGGAACTCCGAACTGGACAGGTTCGCTCCGATGACGCGGGGAGGAGCCGAGTTGAAGTCGAAGTTGCCGAGGATCTGAGATCCGCGAGTGTTATACGGCATGTCTAGTTCACCTCCCCTACTGCGTGATGCCCGACATCACGACGTTGAAGCGACGATTCTTCCCGACGAGGTTCCCCGTCCAGGTCAGCTTGTTCGTCTTGAACATCTGGTCGTGCGGCGACATCCAACCCCACAGCTTGAGGTTGTCCATCTTGTGGGAGATGAAATCGAACACGTCCTTGTAGATCATGTACAGGTAGCCGGTCGGACAGTGCGAGTCGACCTGCATCGCCAACTCCTCGAAGGCGATGTCGCTCGACACGTCCCCGTTTCCGAACCCGCCCGTCGCCTTGCCCGGCGAGGTGAACCGCTGCATCGGCTGGAGGGTCGCGTAGTACAGGTCGTGGATAGCCTGCGTGGTCAGGATCACGTTCGGGCGGCGCGAGCCCTGCGTGGCGAGGCCACGGGCCTGACGCAGCTTGAACGTGTTGATCGGCACGCCGGTCATGTCCACGATGATGTTGCGCCACCAGGTATTCGTGGACGCCGAGATGCCACCGACCACGATGCTCGTGGTGGTGGACACATGCGCCCCGAGCCCGGTGATGCGGAGAGGGTCGGTGCCGTCATGGTAGAGGTCGCGGCCCAACTGCTGGCGCATCGACTCCTCCATGATGTTCATGCGCGTCTCCAGAGCGGAGCCGAGCTTTGCCGCACCGTTGTTCTTCAGTTCTTCGAGCCACGCGATGGCAGCGCCAGCGTAGTACTGCTTCCAGGTGTACTGGTACTGCGTCACGATGTCAGCGATGGAGAGGTCGAGCGGCGTGGTGCCCGAGTACGGACCCGAGGGGCCTTCGCCGTAGACGACGCCGCCCGTCAGGAACGTACCGCCATCCTCCTTGGACCCGGAGGTGTACATCTCCTGAAAGGCCGTGTTCGTGCCGAAGATCTGCTCCTGCACGCCGGGAAGCCAGTTACGCTCGGTGAGCGTATTGATGGTATCCCAATTGATTGTGGTGCTATACGGTCCCGCCATTTCTGGGGGCCTCCTTGTAGGTTAGGTTCCGGCCTGCCGGATGATGTCCGCGAAGGACATCCTCGCCGGTTTGCCGTTCTGTTCAGGCTTGGCCTGGGCCGGGACGATGATGGTGCGCCGACCCTTCTCGGCTGCCTTGTCGAGTCCCACCTTCTCTGCCTTCTTGATCCCTTCCGTGGCGACGTGACGCAGAACGGCGACCTCGTAGTCGCGGAAGTCGAACTTGGGACCGAGCGCCTTGATGCCCTCGGCTTCGATCTTGTCCAGCACGGCGTCATCCACGATGCCGGAGAACTTGGCCTTGTTCTCGGCGCGGAACGTGTCGCGCTGCGCCATGACCTTGCTGCGCTCCTGCTCAATGAGCATCGGCTCGACGACCTTGAGCAGCTTGTCCACGCGGGGGTCGGTGATCTTGGATGTGTCGAGCTTTCCGCCGTCGGGCTTCAACTCCGCAGGAGGGTTCGCCTCCAACTCCTCGATCAACCGCTGGACCTTGGCGCGGAACTCGGGCGCAACATCCATGAGTGCGGTCAACGTGCGGGCTGCTTCCAGCCCTTCCTCTCGCGTCTGAAGGTCCGCGATGAGGGCCTGAGTCTCCTCACGCTTGTCTCGCGCTTCCTTCATCTCGCGGATTTCGTCCAGCGTGAACTCTCCCACGCCGGGTATCTCGAACGCCTCGACCTTCTCCTCGCCCTCTTTCTCGGGCTCGGGGTCGGGCGTGGTTTCCTCGGTCGTCTCTTCGGTGGCCGGTTCGGCGTCGGGGGTCTTCTCCTCGACGATGATGTCGGCCATGTTCTCAGAGATCATGTTGCTGAAATCACTCACAGCGAGCCTCCAGGGTTTCGGTCCAACAACTGCCGCGCCGCAAATAGCCTGCGGCGGTACTCTTCTTCGTCAAAGCCCGTGTTCTGCGTGGGCTGGTAGGGCTGGAACTGCGCGAACTGCTGCGGCTGTTGCTTCTTCCTTGCCCCAAGAAGCGCCGAGCCAAGGCTGATCGCCATTGGAATCCAGAACGCCATGCTACTTCGCTCGCTTCCGCATGATGGGCTTGCGCTTGACCAGCGTGCGCTTCATGTTGGCCGACGACTTGGCCTGCATGAACGACGCCTTGTTTCCGCCACCCTTGCGCCCGTGCATCATCGCCATTCCGAGACTCATCTTCATGGCTTCCTCTTGATCTTGCCGATCTTCTTCATCGTGGGGAAGTCAGGATTCTCCATTTTCATCTTCATGCCGGTCCTTGTCGCCTCGGCAGAGTCCAGGGCTCGCGTCATCCTTTTCTCCATGATGACGCCAGCGGCTACGTCGTCTCGCATCCCCGCTCCACTACGCCTGTCGACGTATGGGCCTTGAGACGCCAGCTCGTCAGCCAGCTTCAACTCCCCAACGCTACTGCTGCCGCGCTTCAGCTTCTTCGTCATCATCGCCGCGCCGAGCTTCATCCCTGGTATACCCCCTCGCCGCCCGGTCCTGATTGGACGGGGGCTCCGCTTGCGTCGACGGGACCGGACGGGGCGCCCGGCCCTGGAGGCCCACCGCCAGGCGGACCACCGGGCGCCCCACCGGCCGAAGCCTTCGCCTGCTCGATAGCCAGCATCATGCGATGCTGCTGCTCCTCCTGCATCCGCATCCGCTTCAGCGCACGTTGGGCGAGCGGGAGGCGGATCTCTTCAAGCGCCGTCTGCCGGTCGATCAACTGGACCTTGACCATCTCCATCGCCAGCTTGACCCGTGCTTCACGGTTCAGCGGCACCGAGGAACCGATGACTACCTTGACGCCCCACCCCTTGCGGATCATCTCGGCCGTCATCACGCCCGTCTTCGTCTTCCCGGTGAGCGGGTCCGTCATCACCACCTTGCGGTCTTCCTCGTTGTACTGCTGGAGGAGCGCCAGCCACATCTGGGCCAGCCGCTTCATCGTCTGATCCATGTTGCCGATCATAAACGCCGTCGTCACGTTGACCGTGTTGAGCAACGTCTCGATGGCGACACCGGACATCTGCCTCTGCTGAACGCCCTGCGCCACGGCGGGCACGTTGCTGATCCGCTCCATGCTCCCCTGAAGGAGCCCGAAGATGTCCGCGATGTACTGCGGCAGCGATGGGGGCTGGAGGCGCTGGAAGTCTGAGAGTTCCGTCACGGGGATGCCAAGGCCCGGCTCGGCGGTGATCTTCTTCGGGTCGAGCCCCGACTTCTTCGTGTAGAGGAACTGCGCGTTGCCCGCCAGATTGCGGTTGTCGATGAGGTGCGAGAGCGTCTTGTTCACCTCGTCCTGCGGAGAGATGAGATCCTGCACGACGCCCTTCGACCAGAAGCGGCCGGGCACCCTGTAGCAGTGCTGCTCAACGAACGGGAAGCGCCCGTGCGTGTACGGGTTCTTCTCGTCCAGAATGATTCGGTTGTCCGCGACGACGATGTGGCGGCCACCGGGATAGAGGAGGTGCTGCGAGTACTGCTCGTCGCCCGATTCGAGGTCGCGCTCCTTGACGTGCAACGTCGACAGGTCGCGCACCCAGAACTCCAACACCTGGATCTGATCCTTCGACGGGTCGGGCATCCCGCCCGGCGTCTTCATGTACTCGACCGCCTGCGTGCGGTCGGCCTGCCCCGCCGTGTCGACGCGGTAGGCGTACTGCGGGATCTGCCGCGCACCGGGGGCGTCCTGCGTCGTGTCGGTGAGGTACTGGTCCTGGTTCTTAATCATGGACGCACCGACCCCGACCTTCGTCGCCGCCTCCGGGTATTCGAGCAGGAGTTCCGGCAGGGTCATCTTGCGCTCGAAGATGACGTAGCGGGCGTCGAGCAACGACTTGGCGCCCGGCGCCACGCGGAAGTCGTGCGGGACGTGAGCCGAAACCTTGACTTCCTTCTCGAAGTCGCACCAGCGGATGTAGTAGAACGAGTTTCCGAACGTGAAGGCTGCCTTGTCGGCGTCGGCCTTCTTCTCGTCCATCTCCTCGCGTTCCCACTCCTCGTCGAAAAGCTGCTGCATGTGGTCGGCGTAGTCGTCCAGATCGTCTTCCTCGGGCTGGAACTCGGGGCGCGGGCGCTGCTGATTCGTCAGGGCCAGCAACGTCTCGACCTTCGACTGGATCTCGTTCGCCACGATGTCGGCTTTCCAGTCGGGCATGGGCTCAAGCTGCTTGCCCATCATGTACTCGAAACAGGTCTGCCACGGGGCGGTCTGCGTGTCGCGGATCTTCTGCGCGTCATCGAGCAGACCGAACAGGTGGGCGAGCAGGTATCGCTCGGGTTCAGGGACGTTCCGGTCGATGGGCTTGCCATTGACGCCCCTGTCACCGAACCGCCCCCGGAAGGCGTTGCTCAAGAAATCGACTACGCTCACAGTGGCTTCCTGTCGAACTCGCGCTCAATGCTTTCCCCGGACGCCCCGAGGACTTCCTTCGTGATCGTCTTGCAGAACTCGCGGGTCGCCTTCTTCCGCTTCGTGATCGCCTCGGCCTGTTGCCTCTCGTTCAGCTTGCGGAGCGCGTCGATGTCGTTGCCGATCTCGATACGGTTCTGCTCCTTGGCCCATCGGGCGCGGGCAGCCGGGCCGCCGAACGTGATGCGGCCCGGCCCCTGTTGACCGCCGTTGCGGTCGTTGGCATATACCGTGGGCCGCGCAGGCAGACTCACGGCCAACCGAGCCCTCTTGTGGCATTGAGGGCATCTGACGGGGTTCTGGCGTTCCGCCACCCTGCGCTCCCGTTCAGTCCTGTGTCCGCTGGAACACTCGTACTCGTAGATCATGCGCCCCTCACAGTTGCTTCCAGTTGAGGCCCTGGCACCCGCGATGGTACGGGTCGGAGGGGCCAATGTTCAGACGCGCCTGGTGTTCCTTCCACGCCGCCTCAATGTCGCTCGGGAAGATGATGCGGTTCATGCCGTTCATCTCCTTCTTCTCTTCGACCTCGCGCTCGCTCGGCGCGTAGGCCATGTCCAACTGGTAGGCCAGCGCATCGAGCCGGTCCTTCGTCTTGGCTCGCGGGTAGCGCACCATCTCGTTCTCCAGCGACTCGTGCCCGCGACGGAAGTGCAGGCGCCCGGCCCGCGCCACCGGCTCAAGGCCGCCGATACGCATGTCCTTCGAGCGCATCCGCGTCTCCAGATCCTTGAACGGCGGCCACTCCTGCAAGAGTTGGGACTGCTGGTTGGCGTAGAACATGATCGCCTTCTGGAGCTTGTCCTTCTCCACGCCGATCTGGAGCGGGCGCCACACGCGGTTGTGGCGGAAGAGTTCGTCGATGAAGGCGCCGGGTGACGGGCCGCGCTCCGCGAACATATCGAGCGTCCAACAGTGCCCGTTCTTGTCCCACCCACAGGTGAGAATCACGGCGTCACATGCCTCGCGCTCCTCGCTGATCGCCGGGTCGGCGGTGGTCAGGATGACCAGGGAACGCAACCACTCGTCCAGTTGCGGGCCGACCGGCAACTCGAAGTAGGCGTCCTTGAAGTAGGACGGCTTGAACATGGCCGTCTCTTCGTCGATGGGCTCGTTCAAGTACTGGCACGAGAAGAGACTCGGGCGCATCGTCGTGCGCTTGTCCTCAAGGATTTCGGGGCCGAGGCGTTCAGGGAAGAAGTACCGCGCCTTGCCAGCCGCGACCTCGGCATCGCTTCGGATGGCCGACTCCTTCTGGATGCACCACTTCCCGCGCTCCTCTTCCGACTCGATGAAGTATCCGTAGAGATCCTTGTCGTCCCATCGCGTACCGACGAAGATCATCAGCGACGGGTTCTCGGCAATCGGGATCAGGCGCCGGTAGAAGTCGATGGTCGACTGGTTGCCCTCGGTCGAGCGGGCCTGCTGCTCACCGAAGATGTCGTCCATGATGAGGATGTCGGCGTGCGTCGAGTTCGCGGCGGACTTCAGCGAACAGGTGCCGATGTTGTAGTCCTTCGTGCGGTAGTCCTGACGCCACGAGATGTTGATGGCCTGGTTCGTCCACTTCAGCCGGTTGCGATTGTCGTTCGTCGGCCCGATCTGCCCGAACAGTTCGATGAACATGGGGCAGTTGGCGATTAGTTCCTTGATCGCTGCGAGGAACTTCTCGACGTTCTGGTCGATCTCCTGGCCGAGCAGGATGCGCTGGTCGTAGCCCTTCTTCCCGTTGAAGGAGCGCGGCGGGGACCACGCGGGCTTGTAGTGGGGGTCGAGTGGATCGGGCGGCTCGTCCTGCGTCAAGATCCAGAGCGGCCACGCTTGCGTGATGACCGATGTCTTGAACGACCCTCGCGGCATGAGCTTCAGGTGACGGTCGATGCCGCCCGAAATCGCGTGTTCGCCCTGGCCCCAATAGGCCAACTGGAGCGACTTGCAGAGTTCGCCGTGAACGTGGGGCAGGAGGTCGTACCCCAGGCAGTACTTGGCGAAGTCGAAGAACGAGGAGCGGAAGCGTCGACGCAAGGCTTCGTGGGCGGTCTGGATGGAGTCGAGGAAGTGTTCGCGGGTAGGCTCGGCGCCGATCAGGCTCACTGCACCACCCCGGTATCCTGCGCGTTGACGATCTTCAGGAGCTTGTAGGCTTCCTTCAGCTTGTCACGCAACTGCTCGGCGTTCATCTCGCCCACCTTGAGACGCCCGCCACCCTTGATCGCCTTGCTCATGTCGGTCGCCAGCTTCAGCGACACCTGCATCAACTTGATCTGCTGCTCCGGTTCGAGCGCCTGGATGTTGTCGAGCAGGAGGTCGTGCGCCCTCATGCCGGTGCGGTAGAGGGCGTTGACCATCGTCGAGATGCCCGCTTCGCGGGCGGCGTCGACACTCTTCTGGTCGATGGAGGAGAGCGCCATCTGCTCCTCGGCCGTGTCGCCCGTGGCGTTCGTCAGGGCGAACAGGGCCTCGGCCTTGTACTGAGCGATGTTGAGCAGCGAGGCGAACTGCTTGTAGTTGCAGCGGTGGTAGAGGCGCATGGCCTTCACGAGTTCGCGCATGACGATCTGCTCGTCGGGGAGCAGGTTGATGTACTCGGATTCGAGCATGGCGCGACCCTGCATGGTCGGCATCATCGTCTCGCGGTTCAGGTAGTGACGCGCCAACTGACGGTTGAAGTACCCCTCGTAGTCGGCGGTCGCCGCGATGCGCCCGGTCGTGAACGACTGGATCGCCTGTTTCGGCTCCTCGATGGTGACAAGCGGGATGTCGGGCGGGAGTTCCCCGGTGAGGTCGTCGTCCAGATACTCGACTTCTTCCTGCATGTCACGGCCTCACGCGGAAGAAGGCGTCGTCGTAGTGCGGGTGCCGGGCAGGTTGGGCGACGTTGGAGGGGGAGTAGGGGATGGGTTCGGCGCCGGAGGCGGCGCGTTCCTGCTGGCGCAGCGTGAGGGCGCGAGGCTTCGATGAGAGGCGCCCGAGAGCGAACCCCATGATGACGCCACCGATCAGCGTGCCGAACTGAACCGCCGCCATCTCTGCTGACACGTCACCCTCCCAGGTCGCACTCACGCTACACCCAAGGATCGTGCCACGCAACCGGCAAATTTCTATCCGGTAAAAAATTAGCCGCCCCCTCCCGACTGGCGAGAAGGGGCGGCCGACCACCGGCGAAGGGCGAACGACACCGATGGGTTGAACCTACACGGGTCGGGCTGGCCCCGTCAAGGGATCAGTTGACCACCTTGAGCCCGGCTTGCGCGGGTGCCACGACGAGCGGGGACTTGGGCGGCGCCGGGGGCTGCATGGTCTGGAGGAGGACGCGCTGGACACCGAGGGACGCGATCCAGTGGACTTTCGCGGCGTCCCCCGCACCGAACATCGGGGCGAAGCCCTGGCCCTCGCTGGTGAGGATTTCCACCGTGCAGAAGCCAGCACTGCCGCCCAACGCCTCGATCTTGGCCCAGAACTCCTCCCACGCCTTCGCCGTGCCTTCCGCACGCTCCTGCATCGTGAGGTCGTCAAAGCCTTCAGCCACGCTGGATCACCTCCGTTCCGTTCATGCAGATCGTGTGCCCGGCGATGTAGGTCAACTGGAAACAGCGGGCCATGTCGCCGCGCACCGTCTGGTGGCCGAACACGCGGTCGTTGATCTCGAAGTCGAACACGAGGACGGCGTGCTGCATGTTGTACTGGTCGCGCAGCCGATCCAGAAACTCGTCGATCTCCTGGTTCATGTTCTGGTTCATCGTCTTCGCCTGGTCCTGCACTTCGTCAGACACCTTGCCCTCCGTCGAATGAGAAACACCTTGATGTAGTACAACCTCTCAGTTATTCTGCCAGCGAGGGCGCAGGGTGTCAACGGGAAAGTGGAGGGTCATTGATGAAGCCGACCGAGATGTTCGACGACGCGCCGGTATCGACCTGGCGGCCGGGCGACTCGCCCAAGCTCGCCAAGCGGTACACCGATCACGTCTGGATTGATCCGCTGTGGAAGAAGAAGCTGTGGGGTATCGTGGCCGCACACAAACAGGGGGGCGACAGCCGATCCTCCCTGCGGCGACTTATCGAGGCCGCCCTGGCTGAGAAGTACGGGCCGCTCACGGAACCGGAGGAGTGATGCCGGAAGACGATGACGCGCTGGCTCGGGTGCTACAACGAGACGCCATCAAGTACGGCGCCCGGTCGGTTGAGTACCGGATGGGGTGGGCGATGGGGCGAGTGCTTGATCGACTGTGCCTCATGGGGATGGAAAAGTCCTGGCTCGTGCTGAGAGAACTGCTCGATGAGTATGTGACGGACTGCAAAGGTAGGGAGGAGTGATGAGAGCCATCGTGTGCGGAGGGCGGACACTGGCCCCACCGGGTAGCACGAGCGAAGATTACATCTGGAGGAAGCTGTCGTCGCTGCGACCTGACTCTATCGTGGTGGGCGACAATGGCGACGACTACGAGGACGGCACGGATGCCGCCGCGTTTCGGTGGGCTATCGCCAAGGGTGTTCACGTCGCCCATTGTCCCGCGCTGTGGCGTGCGAACGCCAAGGCGGCTGGTCCGCTACGCAACGGGTTTATGGCAACGCTGAACGTCGACACCTGCATTGCCTTTCCGGGCGGGCGCGGCACGGACGACATGATAGGCAAGGCTCGCGCGTTGGGCTTGAACGTCATCGAAGTTCGATTCGACGAGGAGGGATGATGTCACGAGACTGCCCGAAGGGCGGACACTGCACGCCGGAGGTGGCCGGGGCAACCCGATCTCCGCAGTTCGAGTTCGATAACAAGACAGGCCAGCACTACGAGCGCGGCGTGCGCTGGACGAGCAAGTGTCGCAAGTGCGGGGCACTCATGGCGTGGGCTGTCGGTGAGGTGGATGAAGCCACGGTCAAGGTTCGTCGTGAGCGCAAACGCGAGTCGAAGCGCGACGCGGCGGCGCGGCAGGAGAGCCTGCTGTGACAGGTGACGCACCATGACCACTGCGCCCGTCCGCGTCCTCCCCGTCACCGATCTCGACATCGCACGCTGCTTCGCTGAGAAGTTCAAGGGGAAGCTGTATCACGTCCACGCCTGGAAGTCGTGGGTGTCATGGGACGGGACTCGTTGGGCACGCGACCCCGACGAGAAGGTCGTGCGCTATGCCATGTCCCTTGCCGACGACTACGAGAAGGAAGCACGCGACGAGGCGATCCCTGATCGTCGCGCCAAGCTGTTCAAGATGGCCGGGCACCTGTCCAAGGGCAAGACCATCCGCGAGATGATTACCCTCGCTCGCGCCATCATGCCGAAACCGTCCGAAGACTTCGACCGCGACCCGACCCTGCTCAACACCCCGCTGGAAACCGTGTCGCTCAACTCGGGCTGGCACTACCCGAACGACCCGAACGACGACATCTCCAAGTCAACGAGCGTGGCGTTCGACCCCGAAGCAACCTGCCCCACCTGGGATCGCTTCCTGCACACCATCATGGGCGGCAACACCGCCTTGATGGAGTTCCTGCAACGAGCGGTCGGCTACTCCCTGACCGGCTCAACCAAAGAGCGCAAAGCGTTCATCCTGTACGGCAGCGGCCGGAACGGGAAGTCGACGTTCCTGCGGACGATCCAGACGGCCCTGGGGGACTACGCGACGACGGCCTCGTCGAACCTCATCATGGCCGGGAGGGACGAGAAGACGTACAACGACCTGGCCGCCCTGCGAGGCACCCGGTTCGTCGCCGCTTCCGAGTCGGGCAAGGGGAAGGCGATGGACACGGGGATCTTCAAGCTCATCACGGGCGACGAGAACATCAGCGCCCGGTTCCTGTACGGGGAGTGGTTCACGTTCCGCCCTCAGTTCAAGCTGTGGCTGGCGACCAACCACCGGCCCGACGTGGACGCCGACGACCAGGCCCTCTGGGATCGCATCCGGCTCATCCCGTTCACCGTCCGCATCCCCGACTCCGAAGTCGACGACGACCTCGGGAAGAAACTGGAAGCCGAACTCCCCGGCATCCTGCGGTGGGCCGTCGACGGTGCCGTCGCCTGGTCCAGGGACGGGCTCGGCAACTCCGAAGCCGTCAACGCCGCCACGAACGAATATCGTCACGACGCCGACCTACTAGGCCAATGGCTCGACGAGTGCTGCGAAACATCAGCCCTAACTCGCTACCGGACCGGATTGCTGTTCGATTCGTGGCGGATGTACTCCAAAAAGCACGCCCCGAACATGCCAGCCGGAAGGCAAAACGAGTTCGTCGATGCGATGCAACGCAAGGGCTACGAACGCATTACAGCGACAGGCAACAAAAGCTACATCGTCGGAGTGCAGTTGCGGCAGACCGCCGACGACGACGAAGATCCACGGTAAAAGCCGGTGAGGGCAGTAGGCATAGGTAGGGCCAAATCGCATCTCAGCGCTCCCCACTCTTTCCCACATTTCTACTAAGAAAAGGGAGCCTTTCAGCCCTACCCTAGTCCTACTGCCCTACCTCGGGAGCAGTCCAATGTCGGCCAAAAAGTCCAACGTCAGAGAAAAAATCCTGCGGAAAAATTTAGAGAACGTCCAAAACGACCTCGACGCCCTCCACGGGGCCACCCCACCCCCAGGCCCCGCCGCCCGCCTCCACTGGCTCGGCAAACGTGCGGCCTCCGAAGGTCGCATCCTGCTTGCACTTACCTACTACGCCGAAGCACAGGCCGCCGAGGATGAACTGCCCGATGACCTGTGGGAAAAAATTACACGGTTGGGTAATACGAACGAACGCTGAGAGTTATAGGGGAGACTGGGGAGAGGGGACCA